CCAGAATGGAGAGGTGCTCATCAACACCAAATTGTTAGAAGTAGTTATGATCCAACTTGTTATATTGGTGCTTTTGGAAAAACATTTTTAGACACAAAAAAAGTGGATGGATACAGTAATACAGGAAATTCCGTATTACGTGAGGGAATGTCTACTAGTCATATAACGGAACATGGGACAATGCACAGATTGGCAGTTAAAGTTGATCCAGCAGGTGGGGGCGATCATGATCGATCTGGTGGTCCATTAAGTGCTTCTTCTCCGTATGGTTCAAATACTAACGTTCCTCTAACGGGTGATACGGGCAATCCATCTAGTGCGACTGTGAACACTACCGGACAAACAAATACACCAATTCATCCAGTTTTATTAACTCCCATGACGCAAACCATGACTGCTAATCCTCCATATTTAGTAGTTAATTTTATAATAAGGACGTAAAATGCCTAGTTATACGGGAAGAACACCACTATATGGTTTGTTTGAAAAACAATCATTTGTTGGTGATAATACACAACAAATTTTTACATTAACATACTCTGTTGGAAATTCTTCAGCTTTGTTGGTTGTGAAAAATGGGTTAGTTTTGGAACCAGATGTCGATTATTCTATAGCATCTGCTGGAAGCGAAATTGATTTTTCAGTTGCACCATTAGTGACTGATAATATTTTTGCTATTTATATGGGAAAGCAACTTCTGACACCTTAAAAATGCTAAATATAATATAAATTATAAAGAGGATTTGTTCACATGTATAGAGAAGCTTTTGACATTACTCCAAATGATACAACTGATTTGGATAAAATCGCACAAGGAATATACGTAGGTGTAGGTGGCGATTTAACAGTTCATATTGCACGTGATGATGGTGTGACTCCAGTAGTGGTGACATTTAAAAATGTTCCTGCTGGTTTTGTCTTACCTATTTTTGTTAAACGTGTGTTAACAACGACTACAGCAACAGATCTTATCGGACTGCGATCATAATGAAATCTTAATTTTTTAGGAGATTTCTATGCACGATAAGAAAAAAGAATTATTAGAATTATCACAAGATGTTGATGAATCTATTGAAATTTTAAAAAAGATCGACCAACGTTGTTTGGGTTGTGTCGAAAAAATTGGTTTAATTGAATCCGTCGCTCTGAAAACAGCTAACGAAATTAGTAAAAATACTATCATGATAGCTGAAAATATGAAAGAAATGATGATTTCAAATAAACAGCTGGTGGAATTGGTTGCTGGAAAAAATCAAGTTCCAGTACCGATTTTTATGATGGTTATAATCATTATTGCTATGATAGAATTCATACTTTTAGTTGCATTTTTTGGTGTTCAATTGAAATTCGGTAATTCGTTTTTTGGTGGGGAAATTATTCCAAAATTATCTTGGTTTTAGTTAATGTCGTTACCACAAAATAGAGCAGAATTAAAAGAGTGGGTACTACGAAAATTGGGACGACCAGTTATTCGTGTCAATATTGATCCAGCTCAAATGGAAGATCGTATAAGCGAAGCCATTGATTTGTTTCAAACATATCATAACGAGGGAACCGAAAGAATTTATTTGCAGCACACTATAACCGCAACAGATATTACAAATAAATTCTTAGACCTTCCTGATAGTGTTGTCTCGATTAAAAGAGTTTTACCCATACAAACAAATGGTGATTATCTTTTTAATATGCGTTATCATTATGCGTTAAATACCATTCCATCACTATTAGGCTTTGATCTTATTAGCTTTGACATGTTCAATAAACATCTAGCATTAATAGATCATTTATTAAATCCTCAAGCTTCGTTGTCCTTTAATCGCGCGACCGGAAAATTATTCTTGACTTTAGATTGGGGTCATGATATTGTTGAAGGCGATATTTTAGTTTTAGAGACAAGAACCATTGTTGATCCCGTAAATTTTCCTTTAATATACGGAAATGAATGGGTTAGGAATTATACTGTAGCATTATTTCGTCAACAATGGGCACAAAATATGAGTAAATACCGTGGTATTATGCTTCCTGGAAATGTGACATTGGACGTGGAAACGATGGAAAGAAAAGCAGAAAGTGAAATTGAAAAATTATTGGAAGAATTAAACAAAAAATTTCAAATGCCAGCACATTTTATAGTAGGATAAAACATGTCAGAGATTTTAGGAATTTCAGATTACGATTTCAGTGGTCAACAAGCGAACAAGTTTTCATCTAGTGATGAATTTGTTTCTAATTTGGTTCCAGCTGTTTCATACGTAGAGAATTGCGTTGATACTAAAACACGCATTCGCGTGTACTTGTCCGAAGGACAATTGGACGCTGGAGAGAAACTGCAAGTCAAGCTTGAGTCGGCTGAGTAGAATCAATTAGTTAAACATAATTCGGACTTAGTAACATACTTATGTTATTAACGACCAAAATATTGTTATCATATTAAAATGATTAAATATAATTTTTTAAAAATCCTTAAACGATTCCATCGAGAATCTACTCTAGATATTAATCGTGTTACAAAAATTTTTGAAGATAAACGAACAAAACGGCGACGTACCAGAGAATCTCAAAAAAGACAAGCTATTCAAGACTTTTAAATTATCACCTATATACAACTATAGGAGAATTCTTAAATGGCTGTAAACCCATATTTCAACCACTATACAGATTATCGTGAACAGAACTTAATCGAAGACCTCATTGTTGAATGTATTCAATTTTGGGGAATGGATATGATTTTTCTTCCCAGAAAATATAGAAAATTAGATTTGATTTACGGTGAAGACGTAATATCCAAATTTGAAAAGAGTTATGATCTTGAAATGTATATTAAAAATGTTGACGGTATGACAGGTGATAGAGACTTTTTATCAAAATTTGGCTTAGAACTTCGTGAACAAGCCACATTTACTGTGGCACAAAAGCGTTTTAACGAAGTTGTCGATGTCGATGAAAGGATTCGACCAAATGAGGGAGATTTGATCTATCTTCCTTTAAATAACACTCTTTTTGAAATCAAATTCGTTCAACCAAAAAGTGTATTTTTTCAATTAGGTAATTTATACGTTTATGATCTACAAGTGGAAATGTATAACTTCTCCCATGAAGAAATAAAAACAGATATTATAGAAGTTGACAACATAGGATTACGATACGCACATACTATTTCTATGGAATTAGATGCCGGATTAGGAGTATTTGAAGTTGGAGAAACTGTATTTCAAGGCTCAGATTTAACAACAGCAACAGCCACGGCAGAAGTGGTCTTTTTTGACCAAGCAAGTAATACCTTACTTTTGACTAAAATTACTGGCTCATTTTCAGAAACTGAGAATATTTTTGGAAATACTTCTGGAGCGTCATGGTTTATAGATAGTATTGATAAATTAAGTAATACCAATGATCCTGTTGATAATACTAAGCAATTTAAAGAAGAATCTGATGTAATAATTGACTTTGATGAAGATAATCCTTTTGGAGAGGATCTATAATGTTAGGTCATTCGCCTTTTTATCATTCTACTATTCGTAAAGCTATCAGTGCATTTGCTAAAATATTTTTGGATATTTACGTTGTGAGAAGTTTTGAGGACAAAACAGAAGAGCGGCGAATCAAAGTACCTCTCACATATGGTCCCAAAGAAAAATATCTTTATCGTACAACACAAGATCCTGAACTTAGTCAACAAGTTAGAATGATCTTTCCACGAATGTCATTTCAACTTATATCTATGAATTATATCGCTGAGAGGAAAAACCTTCAAACTAATAAAATTAGAAAAGTCGATGAAAGTGGAACAATAAATGAATATACTTATTCTCCAGTTCCTTACATGTTAAATCTTTCTTTGAGTATTATCACAAGAACACAAGATGATGTTAATCAAATAACCGAACAGATATTGCCGTTTTTTAAGCCAGAATATACTGTTTCCATCAATGCCATTCCAGAATTAGAAATCAAAAATGACGTGCCAATCGTTTTAACTGGTATTAATATGTCGAATGAATACGATACTGATTGGAATCAAACACGTAATTTGATTTGGGAATTAACATTTCAAATGCCAATCAATTTCTTTGGACCAATTCAAAACACTAAAATCATCAAACATACACAAATTGATTTTTTAATTCCTCCTAGTGATGGTCCAGTAACCAATGAGCAAGTAGAAAAAACTCCGCGAAGTCTTCGAATACAATCGATAATTGATCCATTTGATGCTACTTCTGAAGAAGATTATGATATATTAACAACTATTGAGTATTTTGATGATGGATTGAAATTCAATCCCAAAACTTTACAGGATGAAGAAATACCAGAATAAATATTAATATGACTGATAAAAAAGATATTGAAAAATTTTTTCCTAGTATTGACGAAATAAAAGATTATCGTGCTGATGAAGATATAGATCTTAGCAAAATAGATCGACATCCAAACCATAAAAATGTTGAAAACCCCATTATTCATGCAGAAGTTGTTGAAGATGATGAACAACTTGAATCTGAACTAAGTCAGGATTTTGTTGTCGCCAGAGCAAAAATTAGACAAGCTGCTGAAACAGCATACGACGTTGTTGTCGAATTAAAAGAAATAGCCGAGCAATCTGGACATCCACGAGCTTACGAAGTCCTCAATCAGTCAATCAAAAATTTAGCGAGTGTGAGTAGA